GGTGATATATTTGAATACCAAGTTGCATCTGGTGGCAATTATGTATCTTATAACAGAACTGATAATAGAACAGACATATTTGTAAAACCAGATGGGGGTACTTGTTTTGGTACTACCTCAACAACAAGTCTAGGTAGCCAAACAGGTGCTGCAAATGTTTGTACTTTTAACCACTCGGGTATAACAATTACTGCATTTTCTGTAACTATGGGTTTGTATTATGACCGTTTAAACTTTACAAACTCACAATATTTTATTGTAAATAGTTCTGGCACTGGTGTTTATTTAGGTAATGGTTCAACAAGTTTTACAGCACATTCTGATGAAAGATTAAAAACAAATATTACTGAGCTAGACAGTATTAAAGCTTATGACCATGTAAAAACTGCAAGGGCAGCATCTTTTAAATGGAACGCAACAGGTTACCCGACAGATACAAAAATAGGTTTTATAGCACAAGATTGGGAGACAAATTATCCAGAAGTAACTAATACAACATCTGAAACAATAGATAGTGTAAGTAATCCAAAAGGTATACAATATACTGAAACGATACCTGTATTAATGGCAGCTTTAAAAGAAACAATTAAAAAATTAGAGGTAGCAGAAACAAAAATAACTACACTAGAAACAAAAGTTGCTGCATTGGAGGCTGCTTAGATGAGCCAATTAAAACTTGTACATAGTGGTGGAAATTCTGTAATACTAGCAACACCTTCTTCAAACCCAACGGCAGATAGAACAATAACACTACCTGATACAGCAAATGGGGAAATGTTGACGACAACTAACCCTAAAGACGGAAATATCATACAAGTTGTTGGCAATATGGATGCAACTGTTGGTTCTGCTGGTTTTACAACAACTAGTACAACTTACGTTACAAATTCAGTTTTACCTAGCCAAGCAATAACACCTTCAAAAAGTAGCAGTAAAATTTATGTTAGTGCATATATAGGTATGCAAAATGATGCAACAGGCCAATGTGAAAATACAATTTATAGAGCTATATCAGGCGGTGCAACTACAGAATTAAGTAGTGGCAATACTTACGGTTTAGTATTTAAAGGAGGGTCAAATGCTGAGTGGGGATATGCTGGTGTGCAATTTATTGATGAACCTAACACAACATCTGAAGTGACTTATACTTGGTACGGTAGATCAGAAACTGGTGCTGGTATTTATTTACGACATCCTGGCAGTACTATTGCTATTACTTTATTTGAGATAGCCGCATGAATACACCTCCTATTGTTACAAAATACAATTCTATTTATAGGCTTTATACAGATGTTGTAAGTATTCAAGAAAAAGATGGAGTTTTTACAGCTTACGATAAAGATGGCAAAGAAGTTTCAATAAATATGGCAGATGTTAATGCTGATTTTGCAAAAATAGATTATATGAATAAAAGACACGCAGAATACCCAGATTGGAAAACACAAATGGATATGCAGTATTGGGATTCTGTTAACGGTACAACGACATGGAAAGACCTTATAGCTAAAATTAAATCAGATAATCCTAAACCATGAGTACAATAAAAGTTAATTCAATAGAGTCTGCAACTGGTGGTGGAGTTGATGCAAAAATAGCTTCTGTTAATAGTGGTTCAATAGGCAATAGAAATCTTGTAATTAACGGAGCAATGAAATTTGCCCAACGCAGTGTATCGGCTACAGGAAAAACTGGTTCTGGTATTTATGCTACTGACCGTATGCTTGCAGACATAGGTAGTGCCGGTACATGGACTATATCTCAAGATAGTGAGTCACCTGATGGGTTTTCTAAAAGTACAAAATTTCAATGTACAACAGCTAATTCTTCATTAGCAGCAGGGGCTTTCTTATTATTTCAATACAGATTTGAAGGACATGATGTACAGCCTTTAGCCAAAGGCACTTCTGGTGCAAAAACATTTACAGTATCTTTTCATGTTAGGTCTAATAAAACAGGAACATATATTTTAGGAGTTAATGATAGAGATAATACTAGAAATAATAGTAAACCCTACACAATTAGTGCTGCTAATACTTGGGAAAAGAAAACTATAACTTTTGAAGCAGATACAACAGGTGCACTTAATGATGATAATGGTGAATCTTTAAGGCTTGATTTTTGGTTAGGAGCTGGTACAAATTTTACAAGTGGTTCTGCTATTACAGGTTGGGAGGCTACAACAAATGCTAATCGTGCTGCAAATTTAAGTGTTAACTTAGCAGATAACACTGCAAACAATTGGTATATAACAGGTCTGCAAATGGAAGTAGGTAGTGTAGCAACAGAATTTGAACACAAATTATATTGCCAAGAACTTGCTGCTTGCCAAAGATATTATGAGTCTAATATGGGTCCAAATGGGCCAGTTACTACAACAGACGGTTCAATATCTTCACAATGGGCATATATGGGAAGCCAAGATAGTAATAGTTTATTAGCATCAACAGGCATAGTTTATAAAGCAACAAAAAGAGTACAACCTACAGTTACAATTTATAACCCTAGTAATACAGCTACTGCTAATAGAGCAAATTCAGAAGGTAATGAAAAAACTGTAACAGCAGTGTATGGGGGGATTAATGCTGCAGGTAGAGTTTATGTATCTGGCTGTAGTGCTGGTGATTTTGTGACGTATAATTGGGAGGCAAGTGCAGAATTATGACAACTTATA